ATGGGAGAGGCCAATAAGGTGAGAAAGATTATTGGAAAGAAGGGAGATGCTAAGGATTTTGACGAGTTCAAAGAGATTTTTGTTCGGAATGCTACTGGGCCGCTCGGCGGGAAAGCTGCTGAAAAGATGTGGCATGACTTTGAAGCCCACGCAGGGTACTCATTCAACAAGTCTCATGCGGTTGCTTATTCAACAGTTTCGTACTGGACGGCATGGTTAAAGTACCACTTCCCCCTAGAGTTTATGTTTGCCCTTCTTAAGAATGAAAAGGATAAAGATGCTAGAACAGAGTATTTGATTGAGGCAAAAAGAATGGGAATTCCCATGAGGCTTCCACATGTCAATGACTCTGGAATAGATTTTCAGATTGAGGGAAAGGGTATTAGGTTTGGCCTATCAAGCATTAAATATATATCAGACAAGATAGCTTCTAGGTATATTGAGGCTAGGCCATTTTCATCATACAAAGAGATAGAGGGGTTTACCCTTACCAAGGGGAATGGAGTCAATAGCCGCGCCCTCGCCTCTATGAGCACCGTAGGAGCCTTAACGTTCCCAGACCACCCAAGGGATGAAGAGAAAATTAAGGAAAGTATGTATGAATACCTTAATCTTCCGGAATTCAACATTCAGGTACCACAACACTACCATGCATACATAAGCCCAGTAGATGATTTTGAGGAAAAAGGGGCATACATCTTAATGGGAGTCGTCAGAAGTATTAAAAGAGGAAGTGGATGGAGCAGGGTAGATATCCTTGACTCCACAGGATCAATAGGAGTGTTCGATGAAGAAGAGACAACAATCGAAGCAGGTCGTACTTATATTATTCTTGTTGGATCTAACAGGATTCTTGAGGCGATTCCTGTGGAAGAGATACGAGAAAGCAAATCAGCGTTGGTACGGTTCCTAAACTACAAGCAGTTGCCGTATGGACAGGAGGAGTACTTTGTTATGGCTTTTAAAAAGAGAATGACAAAATCAAACAAAAGGATGGGATCGATTGTTGTAGCCAACTCAGACAGAGGGCTACTATCCTTGATAGTCTTTCCTAGCAGCTTTGCAAAAGCCTACATGGGGATACAAGAGGGTTCTGCCTATAAGATCGAGTACAGTATAAGTAAAGACGAAGATCTGGTTTTCCAAGATGTTCTGCTATAATATGGGTATGAGCAAAAGAGGTAGGCCTTTGAAAAGCAAGTACTCTATAGGAGACTTAACCCCTGCGGGTGACCTAATAGTTGATATGAGGAAGCGTCCAGATAAGTTCAACATAAAAAGACAAAAGATTGAGGGGGATGGTTATGATCTTAAGGTTAGGTGTTCCCATTGTCAAGATCCTCAAAAGGATAGGTGGACGAGCAAGGCAACCTATAGCTTCCGGTGTTGGCACGATACAAAAAACATAGTTCCGAATACAGATAGTACATATAAAATTCTCCGTGCTAGCATAAAGAGTGGTGCAAAGAAAAGGGGATATTCGTATGAACTGTCCTTTGATGAATTTAAAGAAGTTGTATCTCAGCCGTGCCATTGGTGTGGAATAGCTCCACCACTTAAAAATCCAAAAGCAGAGAGAATGCACACACTCCCAGCACCAGCACATGGAATTGACAGAATTGACAATAACCATGGATACACCTATAGCAATAGTGTACCAAGTTGTCAGAGATGCAATGTAGCAAAAAACAATAGTACCAAATCAGAATTCCTTTCTTGGATAGAAAGGGTATACGCACACCAATTTCAGGAGGTAGTAGTAGCATGACATCAGTAGAAGAAGTCCTCGCGGGACTAAACCCAAAGCTGAGAAAGAAGATAACCCTTGGTAACGAAATAGCAGACACTCAGTTTGCAAAGACACCATCGTTTGGACTAAACAGAAGTCTGAACGGAGGATTTCCCTATGGAAGGCAGGTACTTGTCTGGGGGAACAAGTCAAGCGGTAAGTCATCATTCTGCCTACAGATAATTGCCCAAGCTCAAAAAGAAGGAAAGATATGTGCGTGGATAGATGCAGAAATGAGCTTTTCTCCATACTGGGCGAACCAGTTGGGGGTAGACACGGAAAATCTTATCGTTTCTACAGCCAGAACAATGAACGATATGGTAGATGTAGGTACGGACTTGATGAAGGCTGGAGTAGATCTTATAGTTGTGGATAGTATCTCTGCCCTGCTACCTGCAATTTACTTTGAAAAAGACTCAACAGAGTTGAAGCAGCTAGAAAACACTAAGCAGATCGGTGCTGAAGCAAGAGACATGACCAATGCCGTTAAGATGTTAAACTATGCTAACAATCAGGAAAAGCCTACTCTACTTGTCCTTATTAGCCAAGCAAGAAATAATATCGGAGCGATGTATGTGTCTCAGCAACCCACGGGAGGTCTGGCCACAAAGTTCTACTCATCAACAATCATAAAGCTGTTTTCATCTGAATCAGATAACCAAGCAATCAAGGGGAAGATTTACGTTGGAGACAAGATTATCGAGGAAAAAGTTGGTAGGAAGGTTAGGTGGGACGTTCAATTCTCAAAGACAAGCCCAGCCTTTCAGACCGGAGAGTACGACTTCTACTTTAGGGGTCAGGATGTTGGGGTTGACACCGTAGCAGACCTAGTTGACACAGCAGAGATGTTGGGGTATGTTGAACGCGCAGGCGCTTGGTACACAGTAGAAGGAGAAAGATTCCAGGGAAGAGAAAGGTTAGTTCTTGGGGTAAAAGAAAACCTAGACATGCAAGACGCACTTATTAAGAAGGTAAACAATGAACAAGTTTAGTGTTTACTCAGGGTTGTTTGTTTGCCAAAGGTGTGGGCTAGAAGTAGACAACCTGAGAATGTGGCATGAGACCCTAGACCTAACCTGGTTTTGTGAATCAAAACACACATCTAGGGTATCCCTAGCAGTAAAGAGGTTCAAGTGACCGAAAGAGGGGAGGCCAGCAGAATCAATGCCAAGTTGCAAAAAAATTCTGGAAGGGGTAGAATACAGAAAGGAGATGCTATATGGAAAGGTTATGTTCTAGACTTTAAGGAGTTTAGTCGTTCATTTAGCATTACTCAGAATGTATGGGCAAAGGTCGTTACGGACACGTTGAAGGTAGATAGAAAGAAGTCTCCTGCAATATGTCTTATCCTTGATGGAAAGACTAGGCTGGCCATTATTGAATGGTCTGAGTTTGAAAGGTTGGTAGAGTCAGATGAGCCAGACAACGATTGAGATGGTTGATGGTCTGTATGACATAGCAGAGTACATGGAAGACAAGGAGCTGTCTCAGGCTTTAGAGTTTATAGCCAAGATAATCCTTAAGCCTGACATTCCACCTCATGTGGCCACTCTGGAAATCGTTAGACTACAGGCAATTGCTGCAAAGATGCAGATGCGAGCTACATGGATGGCGAATGTTGATAAATCAGATCGTCCAAGAAAAAACATTTATTTCACAACAGCAGCAGAGCTAGATAAGATTGTGGCAGCACTAAAATTCATATTAAAGTGATATAATTATTATCTAAAAAGATAGGAAAACAAAATGGCTAAGAACTTCTTAAAGCAAGTAATCGACAAGCAACCAGCAAACGCAATAGACACAAAGGCTTTTATTGAAAGCGTGGAGTCCGGATACACGGTAAACAGGAAAACTGAATTCAAGACTAAGAAATCATTCAGCCCATCAACCCTAGTATACGGAAGTGGAGCTTGCCCCAGATACTGGTTCTTGGCATTTTCAGGAGCAGACTTTCAGGATGATGTAGATGCATACTCCTCAGCAAACATGAGAAGCGGTATTGACGGACATGAGAGAATTCAGACAGCTATGGGTAACGTCGAAGGTCTCTTAGTAGAAAAAGAAAAAAGAGTTGTCGCTCAAGACCCACCCATCTTTGGTTTTGCTGACGGGGTAGTTCAGTGGGGAGAAGAGCAATTGATCCTAGAAATAAAGACAATGAGAGAAGAGTCTTTTGCTTATCGGAAGTTTGCCAAGCCACCAAACTATCACCTCATGCAGCTACTGATTTACATGAAGGTGCTTGGCAGGAAGATGGGGATTCTTCTTTACGAAAACAAGAACTCTCATGAACTCCACGCGATTACCGTTGAGTCAAAAGAGGAGTATGACAACTGGATTGACTACGCCTTTGGGTGGATGAGAAAGGTTCGTGCTCAATGGGAAACTGGAGAAATCTCAAAGAAGACTTATAGGTCTAACTCAAAGGTGTGCAAGGGGTGTCCCGTAAGAGATGCTTGTGCCGCTGCCCCTGTAGGAACCCTCAAGATCGAACCGTTGGAGTATCTTGCATGAAAAGTTGCGACTGGTGTTCTACTGAATTCCAGCCAAAAGTAAGCTATCAAATTTACTGCACTGTAGAGTGCAGGGAGCTTGCAACTAGAAAAAAGATATACGACAGGTATAGGAGTAATGGGGCAAAGAAAAGATCTAAAAAGAGAATCAAATGTGCGGGTGAGTGCGGAACCGTGATGTCCATGTACAACGAAAGTTTGTTTTGCAGCGTATGCAACGTAAACAAAAAGAAGGTTGACAAGATGATAGAAGACCTTAAGGGGCTTTTCGATTATGAAAAAGAGTAACGTTCCAGTTTCCTTTTGTTCTGTTGATGCTAGCACAATGAGCATAGCCTTTGCTTTTTTTGTTGAGTCAAACCTACACAGTTATGGAAAGGTGGTGTTTTCTGGTTCTGGAATATATGAAAAAATTGCAGACACGGCCAAAAAAACACAGTCAATATTCAAGGCTATGCCCACGGAGTGTATGGTGATTGAGAAGACTATCTTTGCAAACAGCCCCATGGTTGCAGCAAACCTGGCCCTAAGCCAGGGGGCCCTGATTGCAGGCGCTACCATGTCCGGGGTAAAAGAGGTTTACTCCGTAGCACCGATATCATGGCAATCTTACATAGGAAACCCTTTGATAAAAAAGGAAGAAAAAGAAAAAATAAAAAGCATCAATCCAGGAATGTCTGCTGCGTGGTATAAAGCAAAAGAAAGAAGCATCAGAAAAGAAAGAACTATAGACATAGTTAGCTTTAAATATAACGTAAACATAACGGACAATGATGTGGCAGATGCCGTAGGTATTGGGATGTTTGCTCTTGAGAATTGGGACAAGGTGATAAAGCCATGAGAAGTATAGGTCTGCATCTATCAGAAGCTTTTTTAAGAAAAAGATATGTTATGGACAAGAAAACTCCTGAAGAGATTGCCAAAGAGTGTGAAGTGAGTGTACAATTAATATACCGTCAACTAAAGAAATTTGGTCTAAAGAGATGATAAACGACTTAGTGAATCATCCGCCTCACTACTTAAGCGATCCTAGCGGTGTGGAGTGCATTCAAATTACCAGACATCGTAATTTTAACATTGGCAACGCCATTAAGTACTTGTGGCGAGCCGGGATAAAAGATGAGGACAAACATGTTGAAGATCTAAAAAAAGCAATTTTTTACATTACAGATGAAATCAATAGGTTAGAGGAGATCAAGTGAGGTGCGATATTGATTGGTGTGAAGAAGAGCAGTGGCAGCGTCAGTTGTGCAGCGCCCACTATCAAAGAAAAAGAGATGGCCGAGACATGTCAAAACCACTACAAAAAAATAGAAAAAATGGAGAGGTTCTATTTAGAGATAAAAACGGTAAAAAGCAATGTGTTAGGTGTAGAATTTTTTATCAAGAGCAGGACTTCACTTCACATAAAAGAACTCTGGATCTGCACCAGCCATATTGTAAAATTTGCGTTGCAGAAAGAATGAGAATAAGAAAATACAAGATAGATGATTCCTTGTTTAAAGAAATGCTAAGACTTCAAGGTGGTTCCTGTGCAATATGTAAATCAGAAAAGCCAGATGGAAATAATGGATGGCACCTGGATCACGATCACTCCTGCTGCGAAGGAATAAACACTTGTGGAAAGTGTGTTCGTGGAATACTGTGCTCATCGTGCAATAAGGGGCTAGGGCATTTCAGAGATTCCCCAGAGCTGATGCAAAAAGCAATCTGGTATCTCAAGAGAGAGATAGCCCGCGAAGAAGCAGAAAACGATGACGAAGGATAATCTAAATAATCACTCTCAGCCATATTTTTTCGATAATGAAAAAAACAAAAAAGAAAAACCACAAAAAAGAATTGCTTCCAAAAAAAGAGAAGTACAGGAAATGCTTGGAAAGATAAAAGAAAAAAGCGGATGCATCGACTGCAATAAAAAATATCCATTTTACGTTCTTGATTTTGATCACGTTCGCGGGACAAAGGTATCAAACATAGGGCAGATGTTAGATTATTTTAGCATTGAGGACATCCTGAAAGAAGTAAAAAAGTGCGACATTGTGTGTTCAAACTGCCACAGATCAAGAACCTATCTTAGAAAACATGGATAGAGCTTTGTAAGAAAAAGTCAAAATGTGTTGAACATCAATGATATTTGTGATATCCTAGTTAGGTTGCCGCCGCCAGGAGGAACAAATGACGAAATCGAAACTGCTAGGAGGAGTGTTAATGTCAATGGTTATAGTCGGAACAATAGTTCCAGCTACCGCTTTGGTTTCTCCTCCGCAACAGGTGTATGCTAAGTCCACACCTACTGCGACGGTACAAGTCGTAAAAGTAAGCCATGAGTATCGGATGTCACAATCAAAAGATGCTAAAGATATGATGGGGTACGAAGATTCACTCTATCAGGGGAAATGGTATAAGAAAAAATGGGAGGATACTCGTAAGTGCATTATGTACGGTGAATCCCGATTCAACTATAGATCAGCAAACAAAACCTCATCTGCCAGAGGCGCGTATCAATTTTTAGATCGTCAATGGAGAGACAGCTTAGTTTGGATGATGCTAGAGGAATCAAAGGAATCAAAAGATGGCTTGTCTAAAAATATTAAAAAACTAAGAAACAAGCCAATTCACGATTGGAATAGGTACTATCAGGATCGTGCCTTTTTTACAGCGTGGAGAAACAGCTCTGGAATGAAACACTGGTATCAGTTTAATTCCAACTGCATGTAGTTCGGTGGGGGTAGGAAAACCAATTATTAGGTGGCAACAATCCTACCCCAACCACTGCTATAATTACCAATGAAAAGGAAATGGTAAAAATGGAAAACGAAATTGTCTTGCATCTAGAAGAAGTAAACCGCGTAGCCTCTGAGTACATTAAGGGGAACGACGAGTCAGCCATAGCCATAGCCTTGAGGATACCTAGAAACCGCGTAGTCAGTCTTTTGAACGAGTGGAGGAAGATGGTTTCAAACAACGAAGCCATTAGATCGAGAGCTAGGCAAGCCCTGGCAAGCGCAGACCAACACTACTCAGGACTAATAAAGAGATCGTATGAGGTTATTGAAGATGCGGAACAGGCACAAAACCTTGGAGCAAAGACAAATGCCATTAAGCTGATACTTGATATAGAAACCAAAAGAATTGAGATGTTGCAAAAAGCTGGTCTTTTAGAAAATAAAGAACTCGCAGATCAACTCTTGGAACAAGAAAGAAAACAAGACATACTTTTGGGGATATTAAAAGACGTTGTGGGGCAGTGCAGGACCTGTAAGCCTGAGGTAGCCAGAAAGCTAGCTGGCTACGGAGGACCGGATGAGGTTGTAACAATATGAGCATAGACTTTAATGACTTTTTAGGGGTGCTTGACGATGATCCGTTTGAAGAAGTACCAGTTGATTTTGAAACATTTGTCTATAGCGATGATTATCTAGCCCAACCTATACTTTCAGACATCCAGAGAGATCTTGTAGAGGCTATGAGTCAAATATTCAGATTGGAAGACTTGCAAAGATTTTTGGGGGAAGATGAGGGATACAAGCATTACAAGAAATACACAAAGTCAGAAGTAATCTTGCAACTGGGAAAGGGGTCAGGAAAAGATCATACCTCTACGATTGGCTGTGCATACCTTGTGTATAAGCTTCTATGCTTAAAAGACCCAGCAAGATACTTTGGCAAGCCACCTGGAGACGCCATTGATATTATCAACATAGCGATTAACAGCGAGCAGGCAAAAACTGTTTTCTTTAAGGGATTTAAGAACAAGATTGCAAGGTCACCATGGTTTTCTGGAAAGTATGACTCAAAGGTAAACAACATTGAGTTCGACAAAGCCATAACCGTATACTCTGGCCACTCGGAAAGAGAGGGTCACGAAGGCCTAAACCTAATCCTAGCAATCCTTGATGAGATTTCTGGATTCGCTCAGGAGTCATCAAGCGGAAACGAAAATGCCAAAACTGGTGATGCCATCTACAAAGCCTTCCGTGCATCGGTTGACTCACGATTCCCGGATTTTGGCAAGGTGGTTCTTCTATCCTTTCCTAGATATCCAGGTGACTTCATATCCAAGAGGTATGATGCCGTGGTATCTGAAAAAGAGGTAGAGCACAAAACCCACACCTTTGTTATTAATGATGACCTCCCGCATGACAGCCCAGACAACAACTTTACCATCGAGTGGGAAGAAGACCACATTCTTTCTTATAAGTATCCAGGAGTCTTTGCCATCAAGAGATCAACCTGGGATGCCAACCCAACGAGAAGCATTGATGACTTTAAGATTGCTTTTATGACAGATTATGGGGATGCTATGCAAAGATTTGCCTGTGTGCCATCCTTTGTTTCAGACGCATTCTTCAAACAAAAAGAAAAGTTAGAAAAGGTAATGTGCCTACACAACCCTGTGGATAACTTTAAGAGGCTTGAAGCAGCCTTTAAGCCACAAGAGGGCGTCAAGTACTTTCTCCACGCTGACCTTGCCCAAAAGCACGACAAGTGCGCTATAGCAATCTCTCATGTAGATAAGTGGGTACAGGTAAGGACGTTTAACGACTATACGCAAACTCACCCATTTGTTATTGTTGATGCAATCGTTTGGTGGGAGCCGCACAAGGAAGGGCCAGTAGACTTGTCAGAAGTAAAAAACTGGATTGTTAACTTTCGTAGAGACGGCTATGAGATCGGCTTGGTCACGTTCGATAGATGGCAGTCTTTTGACATCCAGCAAGAACTTAAAAGTGTCGGGATAAAGACAGACACTCTTTCCGTAGCAAAGAAGCACTATGAAGATCTAGCCATGCTTGTATACGAAGAGCGCGTTCTTATGCCCCATATAGACATCCTGTTAGAAGAGATGAGTCAGCTCCGCATCGTCAGTGATAAAAAAGTGGATCATCCAAGAAAAGGATGTTTTACTGGGGACACACTAGTTCCGCTACTTGACGGAACAGACCAGACAATGGAAAGCCTTGAGGGGTCAACTGTCTGGGTGTACTCCTACGATATAGAGAGTGGTTTTGTAGTTCCCGCAAGGGGAACAGTAAAGAAAACCTGGGATACCTATACTCTCGTAAGGGTTGTCCTTGACAGTGGTGCTGTTATCAACTGCACACCTGATCATTTATTCTTGCTCAGGTCTGGAGTATACAAAGAAGCCCAGCACTTACGAATAGGAATAGACAGAATCATGCCACTCAATAGGCACTATCCAATGAATGGTGGATATGAGGGCATCTCCTGGAAGGATAGCCACAAGAGGCCAACACACAGAGTCATTGCTGAGTATGTTTACGGAGATGTGTTGGATACAGACAACGTTGTTCATCATCTAAATGAAAATAAGATAGACAATAGACCAGAGAATCTTTCTGTTATGACGAAACGAGAACATGCCTCCATTCACGGAAGAGAGGTAGATGACTATAAGCGTTCGGCAATGTCAGAGGGTACCATAAAGTTTAATAAGCTTGACAGCACCAGAAAAATGAGGAGTGACAGTCAAAAGCTGATCACAAAAGAGGAGCGTGTTCGAAGATCAAAGCTAAGAAGCGGATACAGATCAGACATAACTATAGATAAATTAATAGAGGTTCGAGCCGATCACGAAGCCACCAATGCAAACATGGCATCAAAGATATTGGATTGCGGAAGAAATGTTGTTCTTCGGGTGTTGCTAGAGCATGGCTACAGTAGTTGGGATGACTTTGCTGTTCCCGTAGGAGATAACCACAGGGTCAGAAGTGTGACCCACATAGTGGTGAACGATGCGGTGCCAGTCTACGACCTTGAGGTCCCCACGCATCATAACTTTGCTCTTACCTCGGGAATCTTTGTCCACAACTCAAAAGATTTAAGTGATGCGGTCACTGGGGCGGTATACAATGCGATTGCACACAGCCCTCGCAACACCAACCAAGAAATATCGATCCACTCCTACAGCTCTTCCAACAAAGAAAGAATAGAAAAGGAAAAGTCTGAAGGAGTTATTGAGCCACCAAAAGCTACCCC